GCCACGTTGCCGCACGGTACGTACTCACGTCCGTTATCCGTCTTGATCAGCAGCCCGCAGGCCTCGGCCGGGTGTGACTGCTCGGCGTGCGCCCGCATGGCATCCTGAAGCTTTTGATTGATTCGCATGGTTACCCCTTGGCGATCAGGCTTGCGCCCATTGAGCCGCCGAACCGGCGGGTATTGCCACGCAACTTGCAGCTGCTCCACCAGCCCCCGCAGCGGTCCAGCGCCGGGTTGTCGGTGGGCTCGTTCTTCTTGTCGAACATCGCAGTGCCCGTGTACGCGCACGCCTCCTGCCGGTACTGCCCCCGCATGGCCCACCGGCACAGCTTGGTGATCTGCTGGGACGGTAGCTGCTGGCCTTCCATGTCGATGGGGCTGGAAAGCTCGAAACCGACAGCCGAAAAGTTCTCTTCGGTCTTCTGCTCGATTCTCCACAGGCTGATGCGGCACTGGTCTGCGGCATCTGGGTTGCCCCCGTCGAAGTTCGCCGCATCAAGGAAGTGCTTGAACGTCTCGATCACCTTGAAGCTCGCGCCGGCCAGATCCTTGAACTGGAGACACAGCGCCGAAACTGCACGCGGAACACCCGACAGCTCGTTGGCCAGCCTGAGCTTTGGCGTAGCAGGTCGACCATCACCGCGAATATCGAAGCCGCTGGCCTCTATCTGGATCGGGGAATACAGCTGGCCCTGCCAGATAATGTCGCCTTCATGCTCGTGCCCGTGGAAGCGCCAGAGCGTGGCACCAAGCCGTGTGGCATCCAATTCGTACAGACGAATCTGGTTGCCGGGCTCCAGTTTCTGGATGTCCGCGCTGTAAATCATGGTGGTTACCTACGAAAACCCCGCACTCGGCGGGGTCAGGGTTTGAAGGTTTGTTTGAAGTTCGTGGACAGTGAGTGAAGACCGTCGCCGAGTGTCGACAGCTTGTAGCCGTTCGACGTGTATCGGCCCTGCCCGCTGCCTGGCGGTGTCCAGAGGAATGACTTGAATCCCTCATGTCGGTCCAGAAAGTCCTGGACCTGTTGAAGTTTCTGGCCAGCGCCGAACCGCCCGGTCACCGTCACATCCCACGCTTGCGACTTGGTGTTGATACCGACACCGCCTGCCTGGGTATAACCGTCGCCGAAGTCGTTCCACCAAGTGCGCTGCTTCACATCGCCCGAGGCACCGACCTGCACATCAAAATCGAATGTCTCAGCCATTACGCGCGCCTCCAGAGCAAACCGCCCTGCCTCATTTCCTGCTGGAGAACCTGACGCACCTGCTGGGCTGCGCTTTCGCCTATTGCCCTGCCCTGGCTGGCTGCCTCGGCATCGCTCATGCCCGGCTGGCCTTGCACCGTGACCGGCACGCTGATGCTGATCGGCGACCCGCCGCCACCTGCACCACCAGACTTGTCAGCCAGGTACTTGGTCAGATCGCGGTTCTGGTTCGGGTTCAGCACGCGCTCACCGCCATCGAGCAGCCAGGTGCCTTCCTTCGGGATGTTGTCCATACCGTTGTGGGCCATACCGGCGAGTGCAGATGCGGATACGGCGGCGACCATTGGCGCAGTTGCAGCAGCAGCGGCGAGTGCGGCGGCCGGCGCAGCAGCTGGACCGATCAGCGGAATACCGGCAGTCGATACGTAAGCGTTCAGCGCTGCCTGCGCAGACGCTGCCTGCGCGTTGGCGATCAAGCCGGTGGCCGCCGCCGATTGCCCGCTTTTACCAACGAGCAGTTGAATGCCTTGATATACCAGCCACTGCGCTGCCATGTCGCTAAGAGCGTTGATAACCGACTTCGCCATGTTCCCCGCGAAGTCAGCGATAGCGTCTCCAGCGTCCTTTGCACCGGTGACCACGTCGGAGAACACGTTGCCCAGGCCGCCGGTCAAATCATTCAGGCTGCCGGAGACGAAATCGGCCGCGATCGCCGAGTAGTCTTCGGCCGCATCAACGTAGTTCTGCCAGGCATCACTCACGCCCGCCATCCAGTTGGACTGGGCCTCGTCAATCCGATTGTAATAATCCTGCTGGATGACCATTCGTTCGGCTAGCGCCTCGGAGAGCATGCCTGTCTCTTTGGCGTACAGCTCGGCGCTGATATCGCCGGAGTTGCGCTGCGCCTGGAGGTCCGCAGCCTTGCGCGCGTAATCCTCCTGAATGGCCATATCCTGCTTCAGGCGGTCCCGGGCCTTGTCGCCCATCCCTGCGCCAGCAAGCTCCATATCGAAGCCGCCGCGAGTGGCAGCGTTATCATCCTTGAGGGTCGCAAGGAAGCTGACGGCCTTGGCCTCTTCCTCGTTCGCAACCTTGAGTTTTTGGAGAGAATCCAGCTCCGACGCCAGGCCCTCGAGGCGCTTCTGCTGAACAGCGTTGATCCCGACGAGCTTGCCCGATGCAACTTCGAAGCGGATCTTGTCCACTTCCGTGGCGTTTTTCTGCGCATCCGCGCTGGTATTGATCAGCGCGATCTGGCGCTGCAGGTCGGTCTCTGAACCCTTGAAGGTATCGCTCAGTTTCTTCGCTGCCGACGCAGCGTCCTTTGCAGCCTGCTTGGCCGCTTCCAGAGCTTTGGGATCGACACCACTGCCCGTGCCACCCTGATCACTGAAGCCAACGCCGCCAAATAGTCGCTGATACTCTGCGCCGGCTGCGCGGGCGTCAGTAATAAACTTTTTGCCTAAATCACCGGCCAGTGGTTCCTCGAGAGTTGCCTTGATCCCTGCTGCCGCCTCGGCAGCGGCCCCAAAGTTTACTTTAGCTTCATCGCGAAGCCGGACGCTGTCTGCTATGAACTGCTTGGAAACATCACCAATAGTGAACTTTGCTAAGCCTGCCGCGACATCCGCCATCATCGAAGACGTGTAGCCAACTGCCGTCGCATACATGCCCACAAGGGTGTCCGAAACGATCTTGAATACCCTTACGACCCCATCGCCAGCGTTGACAACAAATGCGGTCGCGTTAACGAGTTTTTCGCTCATTTCCCCGACTACCTTCGTCACGCCGCCGCCAGCTTTCACGGTGTCGTTAAGATCTTTGGTCAGTTGCTGAACCACGGGCATGAAATCTTCGGCGATCTTGTTTTTCGCACCCTGCAAGTTCTGCATTAGCCCAACAAGCTCACTTGAAAACTGTTTCGAGACGGCTATTGTTTCAACGCTGAGAATCGCGCCGGCTGACTCAGCAGCCTCGCCCAGCGCTTTGAACTCCTTGCCGCCGGCGCGCAAAAGCGGTACCAATGCGCTCGCCTCATCAGCAATGCCTTCCATGTAGAAAGTCATTTCAGCCTGAGAGACATTTGCTTTCTCAAGGGTCGACACATACAACTGAAGAGCTTCGGCGCTGTTGAGCTTTTTGAAGCTCTCCGCTGTCACGCCGACCTTTGGCGCTATTACCTCAAAAAAATCCTTCAGCTCACCGCCGCCAGTATTGAAGAAGTCGCCCAGCTTGTCGTTGGTATCCTTGAAGATGTCCGCAAGTTTGTCCTGCTCAACGCCAACAGTTTTTGCGCCCGCCGCGTACTTCTGGAACTCGGTTGTTCCAAGACCAGCCAGCGCTGCAAGGTTGGAGATTTCCTTTGCGCTTCCTGCCGTATAAGTGACCAGCCCTGTCAGAGCGGCAGGGACGGCTGCGATGGCAACGCCCACACCCTTGGCCAGGTTTTCAAAAGACTTGGCGATTTCCGCGTTGCGTTTCTTTGCCTCTTGGCTCGCCCTGTCAAGAGGGCCAGTGAAGGAACCGATCCTGGCCACCAAATCCAGCGTGAGCGTGCCCAGTGACTTGCTCATTCATGTTTCTCCTGGCGAAAAAAAACCCGCCGAGGCGGGTCAGTGTGAGGTTAGCTTATCTGTCTGGATATCCTGACAGGTCAAAATCAAATGTCTGTTTTCCAGCGTGATAGAAGTCGATCCCAACCCTTAGTGAGCCGCCGCTTTTTACAATCTTTTCAAACGCTTTTGCGTCCCGAATAAACATCAGATCAGCGTTGCCTGTAGAGCTGGTTAGCCCTGTCCATGTCTGAGGCTTCCCGCCGTTGACCCTTATTACAAAACCGCAATCGGAGTAATGACAAAGCATTTGCCCTTTATCAACCTTGAAATAAGCATCAAAGGTTTCGCCACCTTTACGGATATACAGAGTGAGGTGAGAGCCGCCAGGATAGTTATACGGAAAAGCAAAGTTCACGGATGTAGTCGATTTGAGTCCATTGACTTTAACGTGCGCATCAGTCAAATCATCGGTATACGAAGACTCGGTCCAGTTGCTGGCAACTTCTGGTGGACGAGCTTGTTCGGGCAAATCCGGAAGCGCTGGCGTCGCCCCCACTTGCGCCGGAGCAGGTGGGCTGCTCGTTACCGCCGTAGAAGGTGAAGCGGATTTGTAAACAATGACCACGACAACTAACAACACCAACCACGTAAACAGACTGGTTTTCTTCTTGGCTTTCGCGCCGCACGTAGGACACGCCTGAGCCTGAGTAGATATCAACGTACTGCATTCCCTGCACTTTATCAGAGCCACTTCGGATTCCCCCAGAAAGACGAGGACTGTATCAGCCTCGACGACCAGTCACCAGCTCACGCCCAACTCTCCATCGCCTGCTCGAGACTGATGGGTTGCTCAGCCTCATGCGGCATGAAGTCGAACATCTTGTACGGACCGTCCTTGTAATTCACGTTTGCGTACATCATGGCGAGCAATGCCGATCCGCGTTCCACCCGCATGCCGATGTTCAGAGAGCCACGTAGCGACCGGTACTTCAGCCAAGACCTGAACTCGATCAGGCTGAGGTTTTCCTTGGCTTCCGCGATCGTACGCCCGCCGATGCCGGCGAGGACGAGCTCGTGCCAGAACTCTTCGTCGTCGGAGAGGGCTTCGTCTTTCCCAGGTTGTTGACCTCGGCAATGGCTTTCATCAGTGCCATGGTCAGGTTGCCGTCCAGCGCGCCGCGCTCGGGATCAGCGTCACCGGTGATGTCATCTACGGTGAAGACAGGCTTGCCCTCTTCGTTGCAGATGCTGGCGGCGATCCGGCCGGCATGAACCTCAAGCCTGCCGGCTGCGGAGAGCACATCGTTGATCGCCGTTTGAAACCCCAGCGGCCTGACGTACACCGTGGCGAAGATCTCTTCACCGCCCTGCTGCCATTTGATTTCTTTCTCGACTGGGCGGCCGGTAAATGCGCCGACGCCCCTCAAGCTTTCAAGGCTGAGTTTCATGGAAATCCCTTATACGCTGGCTGTCTTGCGGACCCAGGCGGAGCCGCCCGAACGCTGGATGGTGGCGGCCGTAGTCACCACAGTGTTGGCTGCGAAGTCGAACGGGAAGTCAGAAACGTAGCCATCGAAGATGAACCATGTCCGACTGGTCGGCAGCTCAAAGTCGTCACCGGCAGCGTTCAGTTTCGGAGCAGCCGTCCCGTCAGCCCAACCAACAGCCCATGCCACGCTCTCGATGGTGTCGTCTTCGGAAATCTGATGAAGACGAACGTGCGATGCGCTGCGAGGATCAGCGTTCAGGGTCAGGGAAGCTTGACCCGGAGTGCGAAGGCCGCGCATGTAGCGGCGCACTTTATCGCTCAGGCATGTGACTTCGATCTGATCGGCTGGGTTACCGCCCGGGCTGAATGCGGTGGCGCATTCGATCTCGAGGATTTCGAGAACCGCCGGATTGGTAGCGGAAGGCACCAGTGCGAAAACCTGAGTACCTTGGGTAAGAATCGACATGGCTTTCTCCAAATGTCGGACATAAAAAAGCCCGCACATTGCGGGCCGGATGAATGGGTTTCGGCTATCTGGGCACAAGCCAGTCGATATCGAAGCTCGACCGGTACAGCTTTGTTTCGGTGTCTTTGCTCTCGCCGCCCCAGCGCACCACATACGCTTTGAGCTCAATGGCGTGACTGATTGCGTCAGTCACTGCCCTTGCCTGCGCGCCCGTGGCGGCATAGACATCAACCTGCAACGTGAACCCATCGATATCTGGGCGGCCTGCGAGGTAGTTTTCTGGACTGCCGGTGATGACCTGCCAGACTGCATACGGCTTCGCCACGCCTTCGGGCGCATCATCGAACGGATAGAGCCTGGTGGGGCTGACGCCCAGTAGTGCCGTTACCCCTTCGTCAGCAGCGCATACGGCGAATATGGGTGCATATGACATCACGCTCCCCCTGAAGCCTTGGCCGCTCGTTTAATCGCGCGGTCAATGGCCTTCTCGTATTCAGTGATGAATGTATTGGTTGCCTCGGCTATGTTGTCGGCCAAGGCTTTTCGCGCGAATGGGTCTGCACGCATTTTGGAAGTACCGAATTCGATCAGTCGCCAGTGAGGCGTCGCAGCGTTCGAAGATTTATCGCCCCCCTTCTTGAGAACAGCGCCTTGCAGAACACCAACCCGGAAACCCAGGTCCCCGCTAGACTTGAATAATTTCCCGTTCCACCGAAGCGCGACGTTGTCCGCAATGGATCGGCCTGTTTCAGGGTCGTCTATCCGCTGCGCGCCTTCTTTCATTTTGTTGGCCACCAGCTGGGCAGCCTTACGCAGCGCTGACCGCCCCCCTTTACGCTTCATGTCCTGAGTGATCGATTCGAGCTTACCAACGAGAGATTCAACTCCCTCGAGCTGGAAATCCACTGAGTCAGCCATCGTTGACCCCCTTGGCCACCAAGATGGTGAGATATTCCAGTCCCGAATCGGGATCGGGCAAAGCCGGGCCTTTGATGTCGTAGGTATCACCCCGGTACAGGATCCGCATCGTCGGTAGCACACCGGCTCGGTAGCGGATCACCATCCGCGCCGTGGCCTCTGACTGGCTGGCCTGGGCAGCAATAAAATCTCTGGCGCTCAGCGGCTCGACCGCTGCGGGCACCTTGTCCCAAACCGTCTGCCAGCTCGCCAGCTCTTCACCGGTTTTAGGGTCCTGCAGTCGGCCCAGCGACTGAAACGTAATGCGATGTCGCAACCGACCGGCACGCATTACACGCCCATCCCAATGCGGTAAGGCATAAGTAGCGACTTGGAGGCCAGTGGCAGCTCCGTCGCATTCATACCGATTACCACTTCCTCGCGGTTGGCGAAGAGGTTGCCCAGCTTGAGCAGGCATGCTGCCTGTATGGCCTTGTTGATCACGATGCCGAAGTCGTCCATATCTATTTGCTCAAAGCTTTCAGACAATGATTGGCGAGCGCGCTCGCGAAGACGGCAGCGAATATCAGCGTTTTCTGGGTCGTCGGCCAACTCAAGCGCAGCCCGGTATGCAGCTCTCGCGGCTTGGGTACGCTGAATGATTTCAGCCTTCACCTTTTCGACATCAGCCTGATCGGCATAGAACCGCCGCTGCAAAAACTGCATAACAGCTTCCTCCGCCGCGCCCAGAAACTCCTCCACGAGCGGCTGATCCTCGGATTCTGCGTGCAGGTGATGCATGGCCGTTTCTATACTGATAACAGGCATGTGTCACTCCTGAGGCGGTTGGTGCTGCTCGGTTTGCGGAGGCAAATTCTCGCCCTGAACCGGCGGTCCTTCGCTAGGAACATTAGGTCCAGAATTGCTGGCGGGATCCGGCGTGGTGGAGGTCAAAAGTTTGGCCAACTCGCTTTCGGCCTCTTCTTTCTTGCCGATAAAGTCACCGACATGAGCGCCCTCAGCATCGACAACAATCCAGCGCTGCCCCTTCTTCGCTATCGTCAGCGCCGAGCGGTCACTGGAATTGTTGGTCAGCGCTGCGCCAGCCTCGCCTACGATCTTGCAAAGCTTGAGTTGCTCCAGCTCCTTGGCCAGCCATACAGGCGCGGCATAAGGCTCGTTGTCGGTGTCACGGATGGTGCCGCGGTCCTCGTAAGCCCGCAGCGGCTTGATCAATACATCTGACATGTCTCACCTCGGTGGGCTGGGGGTGCCGGCCACTTTAGGGGTTGGGGCGGCTTAAGCCGCAGCGGCCGCAGCCGTGAGCTTGCCAGTGACGAAGGCTTCGGTACGGTAGATGGCAAACGCCAAGCGCTCTTCAGCGCGAAGCGTGACCATGTTGTTCTCGAAGTCCTTGTCGTTCTCCGTGGAAATCAATACTTCAACTTCCATCCGGTCGAAGATCTGCGCGCCGAGTTTGAAGGCCCCCACCAGGAAGTCGTTTTGCTTCATCGCTTGGGTTGCGACTACAGGGCGATTCCACAGACGAGCCGCAGTGCCTTCCTGCGGTTGGCCGATCAGATAGCGACCCTGGCTGTCTTTGATCAACTCGATCAGAGCCCAGTCAGTTGGGTTGAGCACGATGCCATCCGAAGGGAACTCTGCCAGCTCGGCTTGCAGAAGGGCCAGGCGAAGCCGATCGATGCGCTGCTCGCCGGTTACGGTCCAGCCAGCTGGAGACGCGTATTGGTTTGCAACCGGAACGAGACCTTGCAGATTTGCACCGGCACCGCTGCCGTACAGCAACTGTGACTCTTCAGTGAGCAGCAAGCCATAGCGAGCGCGCGCATCGATGTAGCTCTGCAAAGCCTTCGCGTCATCCAGAATCTGACGCGACGCTTTGAACAGGTGGGCGATAGTACGAACCGACGCCGTTACCAAGGCAGTCGTGATTTCGGAATACGGCTTTGCAGAGCCCTCCGCTACGGTCGCGGCATTGTTTGTAAAGCCTGTCTCGCGGACGTACTCAAGCGAGCCAGCTTCGGTCTGGCCGGGGGCAACCAGATCGCGAATGGTGGCCCGACGCATACCCGGCAGCGCGACAGTATCCAGGCGCTCCGTGGCCGCCAAGCCACCGGCGGATGTGGTGGTGATAGCGGCGCGAGGCACGGAAACACGACGGGAGCCACGGAAAGACGAATTGACGCCTTCCATGTGTTCACTGGTAACAACCAACTCGCCAGCGGACTTCGGGGACTCGTTACGCTGGGTGTCTCGATTGGCATTGACAAGCTTTTGCTCGGCTTCCAGCACGCGAGCCTGCAGTTCGCCCTGCTTCATCAGCAACTCGTCGACCTTGGCCGACGTTTCTTTGCTCAGGCCCTCATGGCGATCGACATTCTTCTGCGCCTGCTCGGCATGAGCCTTGAGCTGATCACCGATGTCCTTGAGGTTGGCCTGGGTCTGCTTGTACTGGGTTTCGATGTCATCCTCACCGATTTTCCCCATCTGAGCATTCCAGCCGCGATAGTGAGAGGATCCACGTTTTACGAGCGCAGTGGAGATACCCACCAGCAAAAGCGAACCCATAACTGCTTCGGGCGTGGCACCGAAGGTCAGCGGGATCATGGCAGCGATGGACAACACAGCCATCAAGAATGCCGGGGACAGACGAAATTTCTTCATTGTGTGAAGCCTCATACGGGAAAGGAAAAGTTGAGTTTCGGTAGGGGTGACAGGTCCAGCTCGACAGCGCGGGGCTTATCGGACGAGGCAGCGTATTGCGTACCCCCGCCAGCAGCGCGCGGCGTGCTGGACTTGAAATTGGCGAAGAGTTCGCGGCGTTCGCTTCGGGCCATTCCGGCCTTCGCCAGAGCAATGTCCATGGCTTTCAGAGCATTACTCTGCTGGGCCTGCTCGTCTTCACGCTCGGTGATCTCATCAGATGAGAGAACGGCCGTTGCAAAGCCGAGCTCAACTGCTCGTCGGCCGCGTATGAACGTCTCGTCATCCATCATCTCGGCAATGTCAGCAACGGCCTGGCCGCTGCCTTCCGCGTAAAGGTCGGCCATCGCAGCGTCGAACTCTTCCATCGTGTTCGCTACATCGCGCAAGTCATGGCGGTTGCCGACTGCAAGCGTCCAGCAGTTGTGGATCATGAGAAACCCGCTGCTGGCCACTTCCCGCTTTGCGCCGGCCATGTAAATCACCGAAGCAGCCGATGCGGCCAGGCCCAGGACCTTGGTTGTGATCGGCTGGCTGTGCTCGCGCAGCCGGTTGTAGATGGCCAGGCCCTCGAACATGTCGCCACCTGGCGAATTGATGTACACGGTGGCTGGCTTGTCGCCGATTGAGCGAAGGGCCGCGTCGATACGCGAGACGGTAACGCCTTCCCCGTACCAGTCCTGGCCAATAACGCCGTAGATGGTGATGGTATCGCTGGTGGACTCCACGGCCGCTTTGATGGCGGGATTCCATCTGTCGAGCGCGCGCGGGCTCAGCTCGCAGTTAAAACTGCCAGCCTTGGATTTTGGTTGCATGATTTATTCCTTCGAGTTTGCCGGCTGATCCAGCCAGTTCTGTAGAGCTGCCCTTGCGGCTTGCCCGTCATCGCCCTGACCCAGTTTGTCGATCGGCGAAAGGTTGGTTTGCACAGTTAGTACACCGGCATTGCCGCCCATTTTGGGCAGGTTCTCTTTCATGCGGCATTCGTCGCGCGTGTAGATGCCGTTTTGCACCATGCCCGAATACAGCGCTGCTCGTGCGGCGCTATCGGCCCGCATCAAGCCTTCGATGGAAAACTCGGGGTAAATCTGACGGCGCTGCGCAGGTGCCAGCAAACTGCGACTGATCCCTTCCTCGATGCGGCGCATGTAGCTGCGCAGCGTGAAGGTCAAAAATCGCAGTAGTTTCTGCTCAAGGCCGGTACCCCAATTCGATGCCTTATCGCTGTAACCGACCAGCGTCGGGTCCACCATATAAAAACGGCAGATTTCCTCGGCGCTGTACTCTCGAGATTCCAGCAGCTGAGCGTCCACTGGATTGATACCAATCACCTTAGCGGAAACACCCTTTTCCAAAACCGGTGATTTACCGGCATTCATCGCCCCGCTGATGCGTTGGACATAGTCGCGAAAATCGTCGCGCTGCTGCTTGTTCAGCGTTGCGTCAACCTCAAAGGCCACGGTTTGGTGCATGCCGTTTTTGAACGTGGAGCTCGCAACGTCCTCTGCCGACATTGCAGCGCCGAATACGTCTGCGCCGTAGGCGATGGGTGAGAGCCCGATTTGCCCATCCAGAGAGAACGCAGGGATATGCATCATGTTGCTGCCAGCAATATCGCGGAGCTGGCCGTTTTTTTCCCGGTACCGGTAGATAATCTCGCCGTTGTCCGCGACATCCAAATCCATGCGGTTGGGCAGCAGGAATTCAAGCGCTACGATCCGGCCGCTTATACGGATGATCTCGACGAAAGCGTTACCCCGCAGCAGCATCGAAGCTACTACGGCCTCCCAAAACTGCACAGCCGTCATGCGGCTGTTCGGGTTGGTGTTAAGAATCCAGTGCAGGTCATTGTCACCGGCTACCTCACGACCGCCATCAGGCATACGCCGGTATAGGCCGAGCGGCAGCGTTGCGATCGTTTCGGAGATGAGGCGCACGCAAGACCAGCAAGCGGCCAGGCGCATGGCTTTGTTGATCGTCACGGTTTTGCCGTTGGCGGATGTGCTGCCCACGGTTTGCGCCCAAATTCCGGAAGCGCTGCCGGAGAGAGACCTGCCCACCCAATCGATTATCGATGACCGAGGCGCGTTGATTGCACCGCTCAAGACGGATTTAAAAGACTTAGCCACCGGTCAGCCCCCTTCGAATGAATGCTGCCGCGGCGAAGCACGACGAAGCGGCGGCAAGAAGCGCCCAACCCACGCCAAGCAGCACGTAAACGCCTGCCACTGCAAGGGCAAAGCCCAACACTGCAGTCAGCAGATAAATGATTGATGCTGTGTTCATTCGAATATTGGGTCCCGGATTGAATCCATGAATCGGTCCACGCCGCCATCGCCGGCAACGACTTGCATCATCGCCCGCCCGACCGACATGATCAGTGCAACAGCGCCATCGATCTTGTTGTCATCGCCCTGTTTGATGGGCCGTACTACGTCGTCGTTACCGGGCATGTTTTTGCCGATCACGTTGCCGATACACCAGGTCATTATCGGATTGCCGTCATGGTGGAACCTTCCAGCGGTAATAGCCGCTTCCAGCTCTTTCATAGCGTCGGACATGTTGGTGTAGTTCTGGGTGATGATGATCGGGTTGAAACCCTCGTCGTCGAGGTCATGGCTCAATCCAGTAGCACCGTGTGGGTCAATCGGCGACTCGCGCAGCGGTGCGTGTTTGTTCGCCTCTTTGGTGTCTTCGAGGATTTCGCGGTAATCGATTTCCGCACCATCCGTAACATCCAGGTGTTTGGAGTTAATCCATGCCTGAAAGCGTTCGGACATGCGCTTGTTGTCCGTGTTGTAGGCCGTGTCATACGGCACCCAGAACTTTGGGCCAACACAGTAGTAATGGGTCTTGCCGTCAAGGACCCGCCAGAACAGGCGCGCCCTCGAGTTCATGTCCAGCTTTCGCGCAAGGTCGAAACCGGCGATCCACTCTTGCCCCTCAAATCGATCGAGCGTAAGGGAAGTGTCCTCGCAGGACTTCCAGTCCTGCATGTTGAAGAAGCCAGACTTTGCGCTCACCCAAAGGTTGAGGTGCTTCGTTTTGAACGTATTGGTGAACCTGGCCGAGCGGATCGCCCGCGCCTGCTGGCTTTCCAGATACTCCTGGAACACAGACACGCCGTGGTTAGGGTTGGCCTTGGCCAACATCTTGGGATCCGTCCAGTCGTCCCCCTCATCAAGCGTCCAGATCCAGCCGAACAGTTCATCGTCTGGGACAGTGCCCTCCAGCATCTCAATGACCTGGCGACGCTTGTCGTAGCAGGGCCCCTCGATATCGGCGCCGGAAGTGGTGATGATGAACATCAGCGGTTGCCGGCGGGCGCCCATACCGGTGAGCATGGTGTCGTACTGGGCCGAGGTGCGGTGCTCATGATATTCGTCCACGATCGCGCAACTGGGTGATGCGCCGTCACCAGGGTCGCCAATAAGTGGCTCGAAGCGACTTAAGTCGGACGGAATATTCATGTTCGAGGCGTTGACCTCAATGCCCGCCGCCTGGACCAGCATGGGTGACTTGGCCACCATCAGTTTCGCAGGGCGGAAAACCTCCCAAGCCTGCTTCTCAGTGGTGGCACCTGCGTACACCTCGGCGCCGTACTCACCATCCGCAACGAACATGCTGATGCCGACACCGGCCGCAACTACCGACTTTCCGTTCTTGCGGGGAATCTCCCAATAGCTCTCACGAAACCGGCGGTACCCGCCCTTCTTCTTGACCCACCCGAAGGTGACGGCGAGACCGAAAAGCTGCCATGGCTCAAGGCTGATTCGCTGACGCTTGAACGCCCATTCACCCTTGGTATGCGGCAATAGCTGAATCAGCTTGAGTTTTTTCTCAGCCTTCGCCGGATCGAACTTGAATCTGAACCCGCGCTTGCGGCTGGCTGCCATGTCGTCGAAATGGCGCTGCACTGCCTGATGGATGTAGCGACAAGCTGGCACTTTCCCGCGTAGCAGAGACCTACCCCACACCATCGCTTTATCAACGTTGGGGTGGGCGGACTTGGCCATTCAGGATCTCAATAGTTCGGCGAATTCGTTGGTCTCTTTTTCCTTGTTTCCTCCGATCAGACGTGTGCGGCTGGCTGGATCAAGGCCGAGCATCGACCCGAACGTAACCATTTGCCGCATCGTTTCGTTCGCGGCGGTCAGTGCCGGGTTTTTCATCGGTCCGCCGGTGGCACCAGTAACCACGATGCCGTGGGTCTGGACTGATTCCTGCGCCATCCGCCAGTTGTCGTATGCAACGCAGAACGCTTCGACGTTGTGTAAATCAGTTATAGCGACCACGTTTTCGCGCAGGAGCTCGGGAACAATCATCTTCCACATCTGCGAAGCGCGGTCGCTGAGCCATTCGGGCGGATCAACATTTGTGATCTTCGAAAAAGCGGGCTCGGCCTTATTCAGTGCGCGTTTGCCGGGATTTCCGGCTAGTGCTTTCTTGGCGGTCGGCTTGGGTTTGCGACCACGGCCGGCGACCGTGGCGGTACCTCCCATCGCGCAACTCCAGAATTTTTAATTTCGCGGGTGTAAAAAAACGATTGAGGGCGCGGTCTAGAAGCCAAAGGGACCAGACTTTTGACCCGCCCCACCGCACCAGACTGGTGCGCACACCATATAGGTGCATTTTCGTGAAGTCCGACGGGAATCGTTCTTATTTCGGTCGGCGCGGCCGGACAGCCTGGGTGTTGCCCCACCCGCCGTCCTCTGCGGCCGTCTTCGTGCTGTGGCATGGATGACACATGGCCTGCCAGTTGGATCGATCCCAGAACAGGTCCATGTCACCCTTGTGAGGAACGATGTGATCAACGTCTGTCGACGCTGTGACACGTCCAACGCGCTCGCACTCTACGCAGAGCGGATGCTTAGCCAAGAAGCCCTTGCGCGCCTGTTGCCACTTGTAGCTGTAGCCGCGCTGGCTGCTGGTCTCGCGTTGCTTCTCCAGCGGATTCACTTCGAACTGCTTGCCTACATCCTTATGCGCGTCACAGTACCGAGGGTTGCGGGTCAATGTGTTGCAGCCCTGGGCATTGCATGGTTTCTGCGGCCTCAACGGCATGGTGTACCGTCCAGGTAAGTCTGGGGCGGTGCATCAGGGTCTTCTGGCTCTTCTTCACTCAGTGCGTCGATCAGAAGCGTCTGTTGCTCTGTCATCAGCCGAAGCAGTTCTGTCTGCTTGCGCATCTCTTCAAGGATCGCAGCACCGTTCGGCTGCAGAGCCACCTGAATGCCAGGTTGACTTACCAGCAAGTTGCACCCAATCCGCTGAGCAAATGGCTCAAGGCTCTTGGTCACTCGTTCGTGCTGAAGGACTGTCATAGGGTTCTCTGGGTAGATCACCAGTAGATCGCCCTTGCTCGGTGTCAGCTTTTGTATCTGGCTTAGCAATGAGTTGCTGTGCTCGTTCATATGCCACCTTGCTCCATTTCTTGAACTACTAACGCCGAAAGGCACACCCAATGCATCTCGCCACCAAACCCCGCAAGAAACCTGTTTGCGGTCAGATTGATACCGTTCGGCGGGATTCCTTGACAACCGCTCAAGCCGAGAAAGTCTGTGCCGATATAAGATTTTGAAGCTTGGCAAGATAGCTCAGGAGGAGCCATGCCCGACTTGGACCAAATAATTAATAACCATCAAATACTCTCGGACACAGTCCTAAAGCTGAAGGCTATATACGCTTCAGAAGACCCGGTAGTTGTTGGGCTTTTGGAAAAACTTAATGACTCATTAGTTGCGCAGCACGAATGCATGACCCGTTTATATGAGCTATCCATTCTGAACGCTAATTTGGCCGAAAATTCGCAGCCCGTATTATGCTTGGTAAACTCGAATAGACGTTCGATTTTTTAAGCGTTTGCTTCCTTGGAATATCACTTTGATTTGCTACGTTGTATCTGCGCATCCACCTGGTCAGCACAGGTATCCAGCAGGTTGATGACACGATTTTTCAACGCCCAAAGATCGCCATTCAGGGCTAGCTCGTCGTCGCTTTCACTTACCCGCTCACACGGGACCATTTCCGGCGCTTCCAGTCTTACAGATGTCGTCTTAATCGCCACTGGCTGCGGACTTGCCGCGCAGGCCGTTAGGCAGAGGCTGAGGAGTCCAGGCAAAATCAGTCTTTCTGTTGGCTCTGAGCGTATCCACGGTCTTTTGTGGCTAAAAAAACGGCCCTTCAGCCCCCGAGCAATCCGATGGAACAAAGGGCGCCGCAAAGGCTGCGAAACTAGGGAAGGGCTGCGACCTTTAAAGGTGTTTGTCATGGATTGCCGCTCAAGTTTAAGCCCATCTGGCAGATACATTCGTAAAGCCCAACTCACAGTACATTACACAGGGATGACTTCATGAACTTTAGATCCTTTCGCATAGCTCCCAGGGCAGCTATTGCCTTTTCTATTATTACGGTTTTCGTACTGCTGCTGGGCGCCTTCGCCTTCGAGCAAATACGCGACCTTAGATCGACTCAACAGACCCTCGAGAACGACTGGTTACCTAGTATTCAAAAGGCTGACGATATTCAGATAGCATTGCTTCATACTCGACTGGAAGGTATCCGCTTACTTGCGTCGACAGACTCCGAAGTGTTCGACACCACAGCAGAGGCAATAAAAAGAAATCGTGATGAACTCAATACGCTCACAGATTACTACAGAAGATATTTAATTTCTGGAGAACAAGAAAAAGCACGATTTGAAGAAGCGTCCACACTGATGAAGCAATACCTTGACGGGTTAGACCATTTGGTTGGACTCGCCCGAGCAGATCGGGATGCTGCTATTGAGTACGCCAATGGTCCTCAAGCAGATAACGCCAAAAACTACCAGATTAAACTTACAGCCCTGCGCGATGTAAATTCCGAAGGAGTGAAAGAATCTGGCGAGCACTCTGCTGTCGTATATGAGCACAGCCTTAAAGTCATGTTTTTTATAGTCATCATTTCCCTTTTGGTCACAGTTTTACTTGCTTGGAGACTTACAAAAAGCATGTCTAGCCCCATAGGAGATTGCCTGGGTGTCGCTGAGGCCATAGCTAGAGGTGAATTGAATCGCTCCATCACAGTGTCTGGAAAAGATGAAGCCGCCGGTTTGATGCAAGCCCTCAAACAAATGCAAGAAAATCTTAGGCAGACGATTCAGGGTATCGTGAATTCTTCTGCTGAACTGACATCGTCAGCCACGCAGATGCAAACAGTCACCGACAAAGCTGGTTTAACTCAAGAACAGCAAAACGGCCAAATCGATCAAGCAGCCACGGCCGTTACCCAGATGAGCGCTGCCGTTGAAGAGGTGGCACGGAATGCAACATCCACATCTGAGTCGGCACGCGAATCGAGTCACGCGGCAAAACTTGGAAATAGTAAGGTGACTCAGACACTGGACGCTATGAAGCAACTCACTTCTCAGGTGGAAATTACCTCAGAACAAGTACAACATCTTGCGGACCAGGCCCAGAATATTGCTGAAGTCGTCAGCGTAATTCAAGCGATCGCCGGTCAAACCAACCTGCTTGCATTGAACGCTGCCATTGAGGCAGCACGAGCTGGAGAGCAAGGCAGAGGCTTTGCTGTTGTAGCTGATGAGGTTCGTGCGCTAGCCCAACGCACGCAGGAATCGACTAAAAAAATCGAAAGCATGATCATTGCTATCCAAGAAGATACTAAGGGCGCTGTGAGCTCCATGCAAACAAGTACATCTCAGGCACATGCTACGTACAACATAGCTCAGGAAGCGGGTAAAGCATTACAAGAAATTATGGACGCCGTACAACTTATTGAGGAGCGCAACATGCAAATTGCTACAGCCTCAGAAGAACAGGCCTATGTAGCAAGGGAGGTGGACCGCAACTTAATAAGCATTCGAGACCTATCTGGCGAAACTGAAAAAGGTACGCACCACATAATGAGCGCAAGTAAGAAAATGTCAGGTTTGGCCGTTGACCTCGACGGCATGGTGAGAAAGTTTACACTTTAAGCTTGACTAAAAAATCATGTAGCCTGACCTAAGGAAGGTCTGAAGTAGCCGGATGTTTTCCGGCTACCGAGTCCTCAGCACTTTTCAAAAAACGATGCATGTCGAAATTTGCTCAATTATCTTCGCTTTTCAGCTCTTTCGGCCGCTGCAAAGCCTTTTGCGGTAACCATTTCCTGCATTACACGCGCACCTCTCCTGCGCTCGCCAACAAATGTCGGCGGGCCATCCACAGGTTTGACAGGGCGAACAACGTCACCATCTGCGCGGTGTTCTTGGCCAAGCCCCGAAAGCGCACTTTTTCATAGCCAAACTGGCGTTTGATGACCCGAAACGGATGCTC